ACGACACAGCGTGTTGGCAGCTTCACTGCCACTGGTGCTGCTGGCAATGTGTTGACGCTGACGGGATCTTCTGCGTCCTCCCCCGCGACGCTGGTGCTGACCTCGGGTACGGTGACCACGCCTGACTACCTGACGATCACCGGCATCCGCGCCTACGATCTGAACACCACGTGGTACGCCGGGGCCAACTCGACCAACAACGGCTCGCTGGGCTGGCTGTTCGAGTCTGCGACGCCGCCGCCGGTGGTCACGACTGGCGTGTTCTTGATATTCTGTAGGTTGTGACTGACACGATCAAAGGGCCACTTGGTGGCATGAAGCTATGAGCCTGAGCATGCAGCAGAAATCTGACATTGCTACCGAGGTAGCCAAGGCCGCTCCACCCGTGACGGTGGCTGGTGCGACGGTTGCCGGGGTGCAGGTCAACGACCTGATCCTGTGGGCGACCCTGGTCTACATCGTCTTACAGATCGGCTTCTTGTTGTACCGATGGAGGCGGATGCACTTCGGGAAGGGTGACGAGTGAACCGTCGGGCCGTCGCCGGGCTGGTGCTGTCTGGTGCGGGGCTGGTGAGCATTGCCTTGCACGAGGGGTTTCGTGACAGGGCGTACGACGACGGTGTGGGCGTGCAGACGGTTGGGTTCGGCACGACTGAGGGTGTCAAGCCTGGGGACCGGATCACTGTCGAGCGGGCGCTGATCCGTCTGGCGGGAGATGTGTCTGCCCACGAGGTGGAGTTGCGGCGCTGCTTGGGAAATGTGCCCTTGTTCCAACACGAGTGGGATGCCTATGTCTCGTGGGCGTACAACGTGGGGGTGCGGTGCAACTCGACGCTGGTGACCAAGCTGAAGGCTGGTGACTATGCTGGTGCCTGTGCGGAGCTTTCCCGGTGGGTCTACGCTGGCGGGCGGGTGATGAACGGTCTGGTCAAGCGCCGGGCCGAAGAGCGAGCGAGGTGCGAGGGATGATCGACCGCCTGGGAACGGCCATAGCGGGCGCTGTAGCCGTTTTCTTCGCGGCGGTGACCCTGTACCTCTACCTCGACCGTCAGAACGCCCTGAGGGCCGTTTCTGAGGCTCAGCGGGTGCTGGCTGAAGAGCGTGGGGCCTGGGCGACGGAGCGGCAGCGGTTGACCGAGGCGGCGCTGATGGAGTCGGAGCGGGCGCGGCAGGTGGAGGCGCAGTGGCGCGAGAAGCAACGGGAGGTGACGAGCAATGCCAAGGAACAGGTTCGTGCGGCCGCGGCTGATGCTGCCCGGGCTCGCAGTGCTGCTGACGTCTTGCGTAAGCGTGCCGAAGCCCTCGCCTCCCAATGCACCCCCTATCGTGACGAAGCCAGCCGAGATTCCGCCGCTGCCTTCGGAGGCGCGGCAGCCGAAAACCCCGGAGTTGTGCTTGCCGACTTGCTCGGACGGCTTGCGAAGACGGCTGGAGAGTTGGCTGCAATAGCGGATGCCCGCGGGTCTGCGGGTGCGGCTTGTGAGAAGGCGTACGGGGTGCTGAAGTGAGCGCGACGAAGACGGATCCGGCCAAGTGGAAGCGCATCGTGTCGGCCGTGAAGGCGTCGGACAAGGGTGGGTCTCAAGGCCAATGGTCGGCTCGCAAGGCGCAACTGGCCACGCAGCGGTATCAGAAATCGGGCGGGGGTTACAAGGGGCCGAAGGATCCCGATAATTCGCTGTCGCGGTGGACGAAAGAGGAGTGGGGCACGAAGTCCGGCAAACCCTCTACGCAAGGCCCGAAGGCGACGGGCGAGCGGTATCTGCCCAAGGCGGCGCGTGAGAAGTTGACCCCTTCGGAATACGCAGCCACTACCCGAGCCAAGCGTGAGGGAACGAAGCGCGGGCAGCAGTATGTCCCGCAGCCCGAATCGATCAAGAAGAAGGTGTGGTGATGCCTGCCGTTGTGATGACCTACGACAGTCTGGTGGAGGACATCCGGAGTTATCTGGAGCGCACCGACGCGTCGACGCTGAACAAGATCCCGACCTTCATCATGCTGGCCGAGCAGGTGATCGCGTCGGAGTTGAAGTTCCTGGGCAACCTGACAGTGGCCACGAGCACGATGGTTCAGGGGCAGGCGGTGATCGACAAGCCGGCCCGCTGGAGGAAGACGGTCTCGATCAACGTGACCGTGGCCGGTGAGCGCCGGCCGGTGCTTCTGAGGAAGTACGAGTACCTGCGGGAATACTGGCCGGACCCGGCGGATGAGGGCGCTCCGGAGTATTACTGCGACTACGACTACACGCACTGGCTGGTGGCGCCGACGCCGGATGCGGCCTACAACTACGAGGTGCTGTACTACGAGCGGGCGCAGCCGCTGGACGAGTCGAACCAGTCGAACTGGTTCACCCAGTACGCGCCCCAGGCTCTGCTGTACGGATCCTTGTTGCAGGCGATGCCGTTCCTGAAGAACGACGAGCGCATCCCGTTGTGGAAGGCCCAGTACGATCAGGTCATGCAGATTCTGAAGGTCGAGGATGTGGCCCGCATCGGTGACCGGCAAACCATCGCGAGGGACGCATGAGCTTCAACAGCCCCTTTACCGGGAACGTCATCGTCCCGACGGACGTCTCGTACCGCAGCATCACGCTGTCGGCCAACACCACCCTGGAGTGGCCGATCAACGGCAACGCGACGGCGAACTACGCTGCGCGGATCATGAACGTCACGGCCACCTCTGGTGGTCTGGTGTTGCGGATGCCGCCGGCCAATCAGGCGTCGGTGGGCCAGGATGCGCTGATCCGCAACGTGGGGGCGACGTCCTTCACGGTGGCCGACTACGACGGCGGTGTGATCGTCGTGGTGGCCCCGAGCGAGGCGAAGTACATCTACATCACGACGAACCCTGACGAGGCCGGTACGTGGGGCGTGGTGGCTTTCGGGGTGGGTTCTTCTGCGGCAGACGCTGGGAGCCTGGACGGCTACGGTCTGACGGTGATCGGCTCGACGCTGAACACCGCGCACCCGGTGTCGACGTTCTCGTCGAACTACACGGCGGTGGTGGCAGACCGAGCCAAGACGTATGTGTGGACGGGGGGCTCGGGGACGCTGACGCTGCCGTCGACGGGCACGCTGGGCGACAACTGGTTCATGTTGCTGCGCAACGGCGGGACGGGGACGCTGACGGTGTCTCCGTCTGGTGGCGACCAGATCAACGGTGCGGCCTCGATTGCCTTGCAGCCGGCCGACTCGGCGATCATCTGCTGCTCGGGCTCGGCGTTCTTCACGGTGGGCATCGGCAAGAACACCGACTTCAACTTCACCCAGAACACGAAGGCGGTTGTCAGCGGGTCGTACGTCCTGAGCGCTTCCGAGGCGGCGAACCCGATCCAGAAGTTCACGGGGACGCTGACGGGCAACGTGACGGTGACGGTGCCGCAGACGATCGCGGTCTACTACATCACGAACCAGACCGACGGCACGGGTGCGGGGTACACGATCACGTTCACGACGGGCGCGGTCGGCAGTGCGTCGGCGGTGGTGCCTGCTGGCCAGCAGGTGATTCTGCTGTGCGACTCGGCCAACCTCTTCAACGCCTCAACGATTGCTGCGGGTGCGTCGAACATCTCGCTGGACGATGGGACGGTCTCGACGCCGTCGCTGAACTTCGCCACCGAGTTGACGACGGGCGTGTACCGACCTGGGTCGGCGGAGTGGGCCATCGCGATCTTGGGGGTGCAGCGCTTGCTGTTGCAGGCCACGGGGCTGACGATCACGGGCGACATCACGGCCACGGGGAACGTGAACGGGGTGGACGGGGTCTTCAGCGGAAACGTGTCGGCGGTTGATGTGACGGCCACGGGGAACGTCAGCGGGTTGCTGGGCACGTTCACCTCGGGCGTGAGCGGCGGGACGTTCTGATGACGCAGAAGGTCTTCGCCCTCGACACGCAGCCCGGCATCCAGCGGGATGGGACGGTCTTCGACCGGCAGTTCTACACCGATGGCCGGTGGGTGCGCTTCCAACGGGGTCGACCGCGGAAGATGTTCGGCTACCGGCGGATCAGCGAGAAGCTCTTCGGGCCTTCACGCGGGATCTGGGTCAACGCGCAGAACGGCTTCAACTACGTCTTCAGCGGGCATGCCTCGGGCTTGCAGGTGCTCACGATCGACGACATCGGGGTGGGCGCGGGGATCACGAACCTGACCCTGTCGGACTTCACCTCGGACCCGCTGAACCTGTGGCAGTTCGACGGGTTCTACGACGTCACGGGGGGTGTTGCTTCGCTGGTGGCGCACCCTGGTCAGAACCTGAGCGAGATTGACAGCACGGCCAACAGCCCGGTGCTGATCGGCAACATCTCGGGCACGTCAATGTCGCAGTTGGGGGTGTTCTCGGTTGCGGGCATCTTGAACTCAACGGCCAACGTTACGTTTGCTGACGCGCAGTTGACGATCGGTGCAGGGCAGTCTGTGTCTGGCACTGGCATTCCGTCGGGGACGACGGTGGTGTCTGCCGGGTCGCAGAACACGCAACTGTCGTCTGTGACGGTGACGGGCACTGCTGGGACGTTCTCGTGTTCTTCGACTGACGGGCTGTACGTCGGTCAGAGCGTGACGGTGACGGGCACGGCGACGTCTGGGACGTTGTTGAACGTGACGGTCACTGGGACGTCGGGCACGTTCTCGTGCTCCAGCGGCAACGGGCTGTACACGGGCCAGCCGGTGACGGTGTCGGGCACGCTGACGCCCACGACGCTGACCAACGTGCAGGTGACGGGCACGGCTGGCGAATGCTCTTGCGACGCGGCTGACGGCATCTACGTCGGCATGCCTGTGGTGGTTTCTGGAACGCTGACGGGCACGGCCACCGGCATTTCAAGCGGCACGACCTACTACGTCATCGGCACGCCCACCACGACGACGTTCCAACTTTCTGCGTCTCCGGGCGGTGCGGGCATCACGACGACTGTCGGGACTACGACGGGTCTGGTGTTCGACGCGCCATTGCAGACGGGCATCGAGAGCGGGACGACGTACTTCATCACGACGACCAACGGATCGACGACCTTCACGCTGTCTGCCAGTCCTGGCGGCGCAGCCATCACGACGGTGGTCAACACGCTGGCGGGCTTGACGTTCACGGCTCCGCTGAACATCGGCCTGACGTCTGGGCAGACGTACTACATCATCGCGACCAACAACGCCACGACGTTCACGCTGTCGGCGACTCCGGGCGGGTCTGCGGTGACGACGGTGGTCAACCCGACAACTCTGTTCGTCTTCAGCCTGGGGGTGTACTACCGGGTGACGCTGTCGGCCGCAGCCACTGTGACGGGATCGCAGACCCTGACGTTCGACAACAACATCTCGGTCTCAGGCGGTGTGGTGGTGCTGCACCCGTACATCTTCGTCTACGGCAACGACGGGCTGATCAAGAACTGTTCGGCCGGGGATCCCAACGACTGGGTGTCGGCTGACGCGAACGAGACGAACGCGGCCACCGGGAAGATCGTCAAGGGCCTGCCGGTTCGAGGTGGCTCCAACAGCCCGTCGGGGTTGTTCTGGAGCCTGGACAGCCTGATCCGCGTGTCCTACGCGCCGCAGAGCCTGGGGGTGGCGGGCACGGCGAACTTTGCTGCTCCGACGTTCTGGCGGTACGACATCATCTCGTCGCAGACATCGATCCTGTCGTCATCAAGCGTGATCGAGTACGACGGGATCTATTACTGGTGCGGGGTCGACCGATTCCTGCTGTACAACGGGGTGGTCAAGGAGATCCCCAACCAGATGAACCAGAACTGGTTCTTCGACAACCTGAACTACTCGCAGCGCCAGAAGGTGTGGGCGACGAAGGTGCCCAGGTTCGGGGAGATCTGGTGGTTCTACCCGCGAGGCAACTCGACGGAATGCAACGACGCCGTGATCTACAACGTGCGCGAGAACACGTGGTACGACGCGGGTCAAGCGGTGGGGGCCCGGCGCAGTGCCGGGTACTTCTCCCAGGTCTTCGCCTACCCGGTGCAGGCGGACTGGGAGACGACGGTGAAGGCCGAGGTGACGTCGATCGCCACGAGCGTGACGACGGGGAGTCCTTGGCTGTTGCTGGATGCCTACGACTCGCTGGTGGAGGTCGACCAGATCGCCGAGGCCGTGGAGTTCCCGGCCGGCACGACGGTGCTGACGATCCAGTCGAGCGGCATCAAGACGCTGGGAGCCATCACAGGCGGCTCAGGCTACGCCGACAACACGTACACGGGTGTACCCCTGACCGGAGGCTCCGGATTCAATGCAGAGGCTTCTGTGACCGTTGCCGGGGGTACTGTGACGGCGGTGACCATCACGGCGGTGGGCGCCGGGTATGAGGTGGGGGATATCCTGAGCGCGGACGATGCCGACCTGGGTGGCCTGGGGGGTGCAGGGTTCGCGGTGCCGGTGTCGGCGCTGTACCTCCAGATGATCGAGTTGTCGGCCAACGCGACGGCCACGGCGGCCACGACGGTGGTGTTCAGCACGCCGCCTGGGCTGGTGAAGCTGTACCAGCACGA